TGTTACATTTAACAAAGCATCACGCTCTTTCTCAAGCTCTGCAATCCTAGACGCCTGTAAACTAACCTTGTCGTTACGCTCATCTAGTGCAGTTTCGCAACTTATAAGTTGTTTGTGTTGCTGCTCGTTTCCAAGTTTTATTAAACCAAGGTTTCGCTCAAGCTTCTGATATCCCTCAATATGCGTTTTAGCCAGCTCGATTAACTGCGCTTTGTTATAAGACTCTATGTTGTTAATCATAGTTCACGCTCCAAATAATCAAAGCCCAAACAACGGTCAATCATTTTTTCTAGTTGTTCAATCCGCTTTTGCTGCTCAACTATTGTTTTAATGTCGGATAGTGAGCGAGCATAGCTAATGACAGACATGCTAATAACCCATTTGTTAGAAAGAAAAATATCGTAACCCATACCATTTTTATATTTTTTTAAGTAGTAGACGTTTGTAGGCGCTAAAATCTCAATATGAGTCGCACCCTCTGGTGCATTATCTAGTATTTGTCGGTCATTCATCATGCAGCCCTCTTGATGGTTGATTGAAAAATTGCGGTCTTACCTTTGGCGATCAACTTGTCACGCTCAACAAAAGTTACTTTGCCAAGTCCTGCCATTTTTGGCCCAAACACGAAAATAACTGAACCTTTGTTATTGCCTGATTTGGGCTTGCCATTTTCCAAGAACGCTAAACGGCCTTTAGTGATAAAGCGGGTTTCTGTTGCGTATTCTTGAGCAAGTGCAAACCAAGCAACTGAAGGGTCACACATAACGAGCATGACCACGCCTAAGCCATTTTGTTGTGCTTCAATTGCCTTTGCTACCCATGGCAAAATTGCAGAGTAGGGAGGATTGCACCAAACATATTTAGAACCTTTGCTTTCAATATATTCAAGCGAGTCTGCCCAATCCATTTCAAGCGAGTTAGGCGTATCGTTTTCAGTCCAATAAATACTATGCTTATGATTTTCATCACTTGCGGCCATATCAGCACAAAACCCAAACTCTTGGTTAAGTGCTTCGTAAATTTCATTTGGTGTTGACCATGAGTCATTAGCCATCACGCCACCTCTATCAAACTGATGTTTTCATTCACATCACTTTCAATTTTCCGATAAGCAGCATTTAAAGTATTAACTGCTCGATCAAAGTTCTGTTGTGCAACATTGAATTGACTGTAAGCCATTGGAGCGGCCCAACCTTTAACAAAGTGCAATTTCAAAGCTGATATAACGTCCTCGCTTTTAATTCGCGTTTGTGCCAAAACTTTGTTAATTGTTTGTTCTTTCTCCATGCCTTGGAGGAGGGTTATTGATGGGTTCATATATCCACCTTTGATTTATTAATAACTCCGCGAATGCCTCGCCCTTTTTGCTGCGTGTCTCTGCAAACCCATTTACCAGTGCTAGGCCAAAAATCAATTAACCCATCTTTTCCAGAAACAATAAGATGAATGCCAAAGTTTTTAGATTGATAACTAATACCTAATTCAGTTAATCGGCTTGCTGCATGCTCACGGTTACTAAGGCGCTTTTCAACGCCTTGCTGTTTAATGGCTGCGTAATGCTCTGAATATTCCCAATCGCTCATACATCCACCTACATACAGTTAAGCAATTGGCGATACTGCAAGCCAATAGGGGCAAAAGGAATATCGTCATCCATCGAAAAATCTGGCTCACCCATTGGCGCTTGATTTTGCCCATTCTGCGGAGCCTGTGAGCCACGATTGGCCGGTGCGTTTCCCGCAGATTGTCCGGAGTTAGGTGCGGACTTTTGCTGGCTAGGTGCGGATTGTCCGGAGTTCGGTTTACTACCTAGCATTTGCATAGTGTCAGCAATAATTTCAGTGGTGTAACGGTCTTGGCCTTGTTGGTCGGTCCATTTGCGTGTCTGCAACTTACCTTCAACATAAATCTGTGAGCCTTTGCGCAGATATTCACCAGCGATTTCACCAAGTTTTCGATACATCGTTATGCGGTGCCATTCGGTACGCTCTTGCAGATCACCGGCTTGATTCTTCCAACTTTCGCTAGTTGCCAAGGTTAGGTTAGCCACTGCATCACCGTTGGGCATGTAACGGACTTCAGGGTCTTGCCCTAAGTTACCCACTAGAATTACTTTGTTTACGCCTTTAGTTGCCATTACGCTGCTTTCTCCATTTTCATTAACTGCTTAGCCTGAAAAATTACCGCTTCAGCCCGTTCAATTTGATTACACAAATCATTAATAAGAGGCGAGTTCATGCGCTTGTTTTGGTCGGGCATGTTGTCACCTATGCGCTGATAGCTTTCTAAAACTTCGATTGCTGTAGAGGGTAGGCCCCGTGATGGTCTTCCAGTTACTACGCGCTGTTCAACTCGCTCAGGCTGATTTTCAATTTCAGGTTCAACGGGCTTTTGCATTTCGCGGATTGCTTCGGCTTCTAATTGCTCCTTATGGTCCATAGTTTCTCTAGCTCTTTGATTAGCTAGCGCTACATGATTTCTTTCGGCTTCAGTTAGCTCAGCTTTTAACTTTGCTTGCTTATCACGCTCTAAACGGTCAGCTTCGGCTTGCTCTGCTTGCTGTTTACGTGCAATTTCAGCCTGTTCAGCTCTTACTTTGGCTTCAGCTTCAGCCTTTGCCTTAGCTTCTTCTTCAGCGCGTATTTTGGCGCGTTCTGCGTCGATTCTGACTTGCTCGTCAATCAAACGTGTTTTAACTAATGCGGTAAAATCATCATTAGCTTTGAATGCAATCGAGGGCCAGTCATTAAACAAGTGTTTATGGTCCGGTGCTAACTCGCGGATAATTGCCATATTTGAAAGGGCGGTATTGACATAGCCAGTTACCTCAACTTTTCCATTTGCAACTTCGGTCGCGGCGGCATCTTTCAGGCTATCAATTGTTTTCTTGCCCTTCATAGCTTGCATAACGTCACAAGTAAGATTTGGTAAACGGCACTTGATACGCAATTCAGCTTCATTGATTGCCTTGGTTAGTTGCTCCTTGGCTTCGGTCAATACTTCAAGGCGTATATCTTCTTTGCGGTTTTTAATCTGCTTACCTTCAGCTAAACGGGCTTCTCTGATTTGCGCACCGATGTATTTTAAATCCTTGGTGAATGCGTCAATGTCTGCAACTTCACCCAATACTCGATCGCATAAGTCTGAAATCTCTTTTTCTGCTTTAGTGAAAACCTTTTGACGGGCTTCGGCATTAGCAAAATCTTGATCTGTTTCAATAATCTGTTGTGATTTAACAACCAGGTCATTTGCAGCGCTTTTAAACACATCAAGGTTAGAGTTAAGGCGTAAACCGTCCATTTTGTAGCTGATTGCTGGTAAATCACGGATAACTTCAGCGCTTACTTTTTCGGCTTTGGCTTCTGGTACATAGCTGGCTAAGTCTGCTTTAAACTGCTTTAGACCTTCAATAAGCTGTTTTCTGCGCTCAGGGATAGACTCATATAGAGTAGTTACCATTTTTTCAATTGTGCCATCGGACACAGTGAAATAAATATAGTCACATTCAGCAACTAATAACTGTTGTTCAAGTTGCGGCCAGTGGGTATCAGGCACTTCATTAGCTGCAACCATAGCGGCTAGCTCAGCATTAAATAATTTATGCTCCCATCCAACGTCTTGCATCATTGTTAAACCGTCCATACTGGCTAGTAATAACAACCCTTCAACTTCATTTGTGATTGTTGCCGGGTAAAGCTCCTCACCAATAAACGCTTCAGCAATCGGACGGGCAAGCGCTTCAACTTCATGACCTTTGTCAAAAATACGCTGTTTGTTTGCGTCAACTTCTGGCACTTCGCCGGTTGATTTCATGTGTAGCAACTCAGAACGAGTCATATACTTACTTAAACCAAGTGCGGCGGCTGCTTCACTTGCTGTTACATCAACGCTTGCACGTAGCTCTCTCCAAGCGCTTGTTCCTTGTTGTACTTTAATAATTTTCATTACGCTGCCCTCGCAAATTCGCCAAATAGTTTATTTTTCAATTCTGAAACTTTTGAATACGCCTCGTCTGGGGTATCGTAAACACCCAAATAATGCATTTCCCTTTGATAAGTTAATCTAGCCTGAAACCTTCCTTTTGATATTTCCCTAACCCCACAAGGCAATCCTGATTTATTTGTTGTTTTGCTATGATTAAGCATGTTTTTGTCATGGGTTGTGTTACGAAGGTTGCAGAATCTATTATCTAAGCCGTTCCCGTTAATGTGATCTATAACATTGGGTTGTTCACCAGTTACAATAAACCAAGCTAATCTATGTGAACGAAATGCGGATCCATTTATCTTAATTACACGGTAACCCTCACTTTCTGCTCCAGCTATTGTTCCGTTTAATCGCGGGTGAGCAGGGTTATCATAAGACCAAATAAATTCGCCAGTTTCTTTGTTGTATATAAGTCTGTCTTTGACGCATTCAGGTATTAACTTTTTCATGCCGAAACCTCCTGCGTTAATTCTTCAATTTGGTTAGTGATTTCATCTGATAGCGTGTATTTGCTGCTTATCATGTTGATAATGCTTTCAGGCGTTGCTTTGCCTGCTTGAATGGCGTTAGCCCACTTGTTAGCATTCTCATTCACTTGGTCTTGTGTATAAGCGGGTAGGGCTGCAATTTGCTTGACCGTTGCTTGACTGTTGCTTGATTGCGGTGCCTGGTTAACTTCTTTTTCAATCGGCAAGTCTTCAGCTTCTTCTCGTGTAATCAATCCAGCTAAGGCGTCAGCAAATTGATTGCGTAGGGCAAAGCCTCTTGCTCTCATTGCTAACATACGCTTTTTGTACTGCGACCACGGGCCTTGCTTGCCCCATAACTTTGCTTCTGTGGCGTCTGCTTGGCTAAAGGTTTGCGTGTGTTTTTCGCCACCTTTACGCCAAACTGTACAGGTAGCTGTCATGGTTAATTCGTCAAATGACTCATTGACGCCACCGAATGCAGGGTGATTTTGAACAAGGGCCATTAGTGCATCGCCATAGATTGACGGGCGGCCATTGATTACAGCAATGTTTTGAATGGCTTGAAGTGGGTTTAAACCTATTTCATTACCCATCATCATTGCGATAAGCGTATCTTCTTGCTTACCTTTGTAACCTGCTGGGCATAACTGCGAGTTACAAATCATGCTGGCTAATTGCATTGCTTCGTTTAGGTTTGCAGGATTTAAAGCAAAACCTGATTGTTTGGTTGTTAATTGATTACTCACTGTCATTTACTCCCTTTAAAAGTCCAATGTCATACATCATTTCGATCAAAGCTAAATCGCTGTCACTCAAATTTTTGCGAGGTAAAACAGCTATTACATGCTCGAGTGTTTTTTGTTTGGTGGTTATGCGGTTCATGCTGCCTCTCCTTGCTTTGGGGTGACGTCCTTGCCATTCGATGAACCTTCAAGAAACGCATTAAAAGTGTTTATTTCATCGGTGTTTGATGTTGCGAAAGTGCGCTCAATTTGAGAGCCGTTGTCAAAATAGATACCAAGGCAAACGACTGAAGAATAGACGTGTATATGCGCTTCTTTGCCTTGTTGCATGTTAATGCGGTCAATGTTGCGGGTTAGTCTTTCGACTGGCCCTAGTGTTTCTGTGTTGCTTAAATCTGTGTTCATCGGGTAAACTCCATTTGCTTACTTTGACTAGCGCGGCCTTGTGAACTTAGCTAGTTGGTTTGTTGCCCTCGAAAGAGGGCGGTTTAATTAATTTTCGTAAATGTCATATTTACGACATAAATCATCAATTTCAGGTCTAGCCCTATAAACTGAGAAGCCACCCTCCCACTTGCCAGAGCACTTTATGTACTCAGCGCCTTTTAGTATTTTGCATTTTTCGTTTTTAGCTTTATTTACAAGCTCTAACTCAGCAGGCTCAAAATCATTTTCGTTTAATGATTCAAACAACAAGGTGCAAGCATCACAGCGATAATCTTTATTCGCTTTTTGTGTTGTTATTTCGCAAAAATCCCAAGTCATCATCTTCCCCTTACTTAGTTGTTAAGCTGCTATAGCTTGCTTGTTTAAATAATCTGCAATCGCCTTGTCACCAACGGCCTGTAAAACAAACTCAGCGCCTTTTTCGTCGATTACTTCTT